GGATAAAGAATCGCTTAAGGCTGAGAAATCCAAAGACAGCATTCTGGAAAGATGTTGTAAAGTAAAACCCTATATAGGGTGTGAAAAAATTACTGACTTTTTAAAATCTAAATAGCTTACCTAACGGCTTGACGGGGAAAGTATATGAGAGACTACACTTCATTTATCGGTACAAATGGCAGAGAGGTTTGTCGTATGTCTGGTACTCCAAAGAATATAGCAGCCTTTGAGAAGAGAGCTGAGAACGCAGAGGCTGTTGAAATCGGACGTTATTTTTCGTCTTCGTCTATTTGGCCAGAAGACGTTATTTATTTGAGGAAGGTAGACGGTCGTTGGCAGTCGGGACTGAACAAAGATTATAGAGGGTATTTCTTTTATTATCTTAAGCCATTGAAGATTAACTTTTCTTTGGTTCGTGAGGAAATCTCTGAGGAGGAAGGTAATAAGGCTATTAAGGACGTTGCTCCTGAGTTGACGGAGAGTGTTGCTAAGGTTATTGTCTGGTGTGATAAGAAAGACGAGACGGACGAAGATGGTCGTTATTGGCTGTCAGCCTATCAAGGTGCAGGTGTCTATCGTCTCATTGTTGCTGGTGGCAAGATCCGTGGTGCGATTCGTGGAGGGTTCCATGACTGTCGTAAAAGTCCTCGAGTATCGGCGTTTGGAGACTTGGTTTTTAAGGAAGCCTTGAAATTAGCCGTTGAGAAAGAACTTGGTACGTCAGACTTTCATCTTCTGAAAGCTGATGGTAGTGGTACATATTTTTTCTTACGCAATCAAGAAGATAGTATTTATCTTGAGACGAAAGAGTATGACGTTCCTATGGCAGATGGTACGGGGTGGCATCATAATATAGAAATTAAATCATCGCTAATATAGCGTGAGAAAATAATTAGAAAATATTTTGAAAATAAATAGCTGACCTATCCGGCTTTACGGGGAATGGAAAATGAAAAGATACACATTTTATGTTACTTTATCGAATGGAAACGAGATTCACGTTACTTCGGTTGGTAAGGATAAGGAGGATGCTATAGAGCGGTTTATGTCGCTGCCAAAAACTATTGAGTTTATAGGTAAGGCTACTGTTACGGCTGCTCGTCTTGTAAAAGAGGAGGAAATCACTTTGTCAGCCTTTAATCGTTTCGTTCTACAGAGTAGTAAAGACGACGGCTGGTGGGTTGTAGGTGATCCTGAAGGAACATTTGTTGTTCGTTTCAAGGAGGGTGAGTTTAATGAGACTCGAGAGATAACTTACTTACGAGATAGTCCTATGGACGCACTGGAGGAAGCACGTGTGTTGCGTGAGATACCAGAGTGGCTTCAGGCCTATCATCCGGAGGTGCTTTAGAAAATATTAAAAAAATACGCTATGGATGTTTATTGTGTGCAAGAAACAATAGGCGGGTGGAAACAAACGCCTGTGTTTGAGGGATCGTTTGACGAGTGTCAGGATTTTCTTGAGACTAATTGTGATTATAGCCGTTCTTCATTTGCGATAGTAAATAAGGACGTTCTTAAAATAGATTATTTATAAACATAAAAAGCTTAGCTATCGGCATGACGGGCAAAATGTATGACAGCAAAAGAATTTGATGATATTCTGTCTTTTTTAGATACAATAATACGTGTTGAAAATAACATAGATATAGGAGATAAACTTAATAAAAATTGTTGTAAAAGTGTTTCTGTACTTTTGAAAAATGGTAATTTGATTCGTGGTGTTTTGTATCACGCAATTCAAAATTATTCTAACTTGTTTCGTACAGGAACAGTAGTCTCTGTTGATAATGATAAATGCTTTAATCTTATTTCTCTTGATGATATTTCAGGAATTAGTTTTGACAAAACTTTACAACGTTAATAAAAAGAAATAGCTGGGCTATCGGCGTGACGGGCAAAATGTATGGAAAGTAATAATAAAGAGAATAAAAAATTGACAGCATTGCCTGTTTGGATACCTAATGCCTGTCCGAAGTTTAACGACAATATGCAGGCAAATGCGCCCTTTATCGTGACGCGTGAGATGACACGTACAGATTTAGGATTAAGTATTATCGGAACGAGATACCCACGTGTGGTTGCACGGTATGTCTCATTTCCTACACAGCGTGGTGTTACACGAGTACGGAAAGATGGTACTACTACACAGGCACAAATAGCAGAGGATGCTCGACGAACTTATCTTGATGGTCGTGCATTGGCTATAGAAAATGGACGTGAGGCTGCAAAGCGGGGTATAACCGTAAAGGAGTATATCGAGGACATTCTTGGCCGTGTTTATGATGAAGAGTATGATGAGCCACGTCCTGTTGCAAAGGTGCCAGGCTTAAACGCTTACCTTGAGTTGCGTGGATGTATGGATGACTTAAAAGGTAAAGACGTTGATTGGGCGAGCGTTCTTCATCAGTTGGATTTGATGGCTGAATGGGCGCAGAACATCTGGATACATAGAGACCGTAAGTATCGCGCTTCACGTCTTGACGACCTTCAGCCGCTTGACGAATGGGAAGAGGAGTATGATCCAGCCGTGTCTCCTACACTTTATCCTAAGCGTGGTATTGGTTTGACAGAGGTGGATTATTCTCGTCGTCCTGAACTCTTACACGTAAGAACATCACGTGAAACAGGTATTACGAAAGAGCGAATTGCAGAGATTAAGGCGGCACGTCAGCACAAGGCTGATATGAACGCTATGGGCTTTAAGGAGTAACGGAGTGGGGATAGGTATCAGCTTTATACTGTTGCTCTTCCCCTACCCTCCCCTTGACAGAAAAGCAAGAAGCAGGGTATGACTCCCTATTATAACTACAGGATAGGTTCAGATATATCCTTGGTTGACAGTTTAGGTACACTGCTTGATACTCTCTCATGTAGTAATGTCTATGTTTGTTACACCGATAGATGTCATTTGTCCTCCATCTTTAGTGCAAATTCTTTCTAATTTGTAATGAATTGGAATGATTTTGAGCACTCTTTGCTCCTGTCGCTGCCATACTTACCGAACTCTTCGTGAAGGATATTCTTAAGTTTTCATCTTCTTACATAAAAAACAAATATACTAAATATAAAGATATTTTCGTACGTACGTACTTTTATACTCTTATTTATATGAAGATAATAAATATGTTATATTGCTTATTAAAAAGCGAGTTTATTAATTAACTCGTTATTAATATATTATTATACAAATCTATTAAACTAATCATTTATGAAAAAGGTTATTTATTTTGCAGTATTGGTAGTTGTATTACTATCTGCTTGCAGTAGCGAGAGTGATTCGCGCATTGAAGTGCCTGTTACACAGCAGAAAACTATTACTTTCTTGTGTAATGGTTTTACGCAACGAACGGAGAATATGACTGGGAAAGTCGTAACTCGTGCTCCTGAAACAACGTCTTTGACGGCAGATGGTGTCGGTATGACAGACCTGTGGTTGTTTGATTATGTAGGAGGTGAGCTGAAACAGACGGTACATCAGATTGCTACTGATGATGACTTTGGTAAGCCTTCTGTTAAGCTTGACTATGGTCAGCATGTCATTCGTATTGTCGCTTCTCGTGGAACACACCCTACTCTATCGTCTGATTTTATCACATGGGAGAAGGCAAGTGACACCTTTGCTAAAGAGGTTAATGTGAGTGTTGCTTCGGGAATGGAAACTGTACAGCGTATTACACTGGAACGTGTTGCTACGCGTTTGAATGTTAAGATCACAGACGTTGTACCCCCGTCAGCTATTACTCTGGATTTATCTCTTGCGACTTGGTATAAGTCACTTAGCGTTCCTTCGCTCTTTGCTGTTAATGATAATGTGACACATTATAGCATTAATATTAAGAAATTCGTAGGTACAAAGGATGCTTCCTTGGCGGTATATTCGTTATCACCTTCAGCAGAATCGTGGAATACGAATGTAACATTGGTGGCTAAAGATGAAGACGGGAAGGTGCTTTCACAAATTGTTGTACCTTCTGTACAGATGAAAATGAACCGTACAACAGTCCTCTCTGGCGAACTATTTGGGAAAAGTAACCAGATGACTTTTGCTCTTAACACACAATGGAACGAAGATTATGCGCAGAATTTCTGATTATTTATACTTTAAGGCTTGCTGTCGAGTATTTTGCTCGACAGCTGTAGCCGCGTTCCTTCTCTTTGGATGTGAAAAGCCTTATACCGACTTAGAAACTTCTACTAAACATCATCCGAGCCATATTGGCGACAAAAAGGGAACAGATAGCTTAAATACACAGCGTGAAATTTTCTTATTTAAGAATGATACAGCTTCTTTTTATGTTGCCAGTTTGGAACTCTTTCCATTTCAATACGATGATATAAACGGGTTATATCAAGCCGTATGCAAGCGTATTTCGCCTTATCGTTTACCAACAAAGAGCGAAGCTTTACTCTTACGTCGTCATACTTTGCCTAATGGATGGTGGGGTGGAAAGCGTTGTTTATGTGTTGATAACATTGGAGATAGGGGATATGGAACGCAGACTTTCTACTCTTTTCGATGGGGTAGAGGTGCTGTTACGCCTATCGGAACACGCACACAATACGCTGTTAAACCTATTCGTACACAACGCTTTACATCGAAAGAGCGGAGTTACTCAATAGATATAAACGAAAAATGGAAACATAATTATTATATAGACTTTTAATTAAGTATTTTTATACGTAGCTATTTTAGTACGAAAGTATT